AGTAGTGTACCCCTATCTACAAAACTTACAGAAAATTCAGTCATATCACAATATATGCATAATGGACTATCAAGAGTATCAACAATTCTTGGCTAGGATTAATACTGCAAGGGATGCATGTGTAGCCAAGGATATCGATGTTGACCTATTAATGGCCAGACATGATTATTTTGGTAGAGAGCTGTGCAAGTCCTTAAATATAGAATATAGGAATGATGTACCATTTGTAGATATAATTTTGGATATAAGGCCCGAAGTAGACCCATTAACCATAGATGCACCACATATTACCCCAGACAATTATCTATATATAAATAATGTGTTATATATCATAGATTATAAGGTCTCTGTATCGAATGAAAGCAGTGTTATAACATATGACAAATATTATGAGTTAACTAGGGACATATCCGATAGATTAAGTATTCCAATAGAAATAGTTATCGTCCGTATAGACCCTGTAAGTAAGGATTTGCATATTAACTCTGATAGATTTAAAGAACTTTACCCTACAATAGTGGTGGATATAAACTTCAATCAATTTTTCGACTTAAAACAATTACTCTATGAAAAATTCGGTGATGATGAAGAATTCCTATTGAAAGTTGCACATGGTGACTTCACTCTTACAGCACCCTGGTGCAAGACTGGGTGCCCTGAATTTTGGAAACACCCCATTTATAAAGAATTTAAAATGAGTATGCCAGTACCTGAGCGGAGGCTCTTTGAAGAATCTGTCAAGTTCAATGCTTATGAATCTGAGAGATGGAATACTAACTTGGTTAAAATCAGAGAATATACAAAGAAAGACTATTCAGAGCATATTTCAAAATCTGCAAAAAATATTTTCCTGGCTAGTGGATTTTATAAGCAGCCAAATAAGAATGAGATTAGTGAGGGGTGGACATTAATGGTTGAGAGGGTTCAAGATCAGAGAGAAATCTCAAAATCTCTCCATGACCAGAAACCTAGCATACATTTTATATGGGGAGCCCATAACCCAGGAAATAGTAATAATGCAACCTTCAAACTCATATTGCTTTCAAAGTCCTTACAAAGCATAAAAGGTATATCAACTTACACAGAAGCGTTCAAATCTTTAGGAAAAATGATGGATATTGGAGATAAGGCTATTGAGTATGAAGAATTCTGCATGTCCCTAAAAAGCAAAGCAAGATCATCATGGAAGCAAATAATGAACAAAAAATTAGAGCCTAAACAAATAAACAATGCCCTTGTTTTATGGGAACAGCAGTTTATGGTAAATAATGACCTGATAGACAAAAGTGAGAAGTTGAAATTATTCAAAAATTTCTGCGGTATAGGCAAACACAAGCAATTCAAGAATAAAATGCTAGAGGATCTAGAAGTGTCAAAGCCCAAAATATTAGACTTTGATGACGCAAATATGTATCTAGCTAGCCTAACCATGATGGAACAGAGTAAGAAGATATTGTCCAAAAGCAATGGGTTGAAGCCAGATAATTTTATACTGAATGAATTTGGATCCAAAATCAAAGATGCTAATAAAGAAACATATGACAATATGCACAAAATATTTGAGACAAGATATTGGCAATGTATATCCGACTTCTCTACTCTGATGAAAAATATCTTATCTGTGTCCCAATATAACAGGCACAACACATTTAGGATAGCTATGTGTGCTAATAACAATGTCTTTGCTATAGTATTTCCTTCGGCTGACATAAAAACTAAGAAAGCAACTGTAGTTTATAGCATTATAGTGCTGCATAAAGAGGAAGAAAACATATTCAACCCAGGATGTTTGCACGGCACATTTAAGTGTATGAATGGGTATATTTCCATATCTAGAGCTATAAGGCTAGATAAAGAGAGGTGCCAGAGAATTGTTTCCTCACCTGGACTGTTTTTAACAACTTGCCTACTATTCAAACATGATAATCCAACTCTAGTGATGAGCGATATTATGAATTTTTCTATATACACTAGCCTGTCTATCACAAAGAGTGTTCTATCTTTAACAGAGCCAGCACGCTACATGATTATGAACTCATTAGCTATCTCCAGCAATGTTAAGGACTATATAGCAGAGAAATTTTCCCCTTACACAAAGACACTGTTCAGTGTCTATATGACTAGACTAATTAAAAATGCTTGCTTTGATGCTTATGACCAGAGACAGCGTGTCCAACTTAGAGATATATATTTATCTGATTATGACATAACCCAAAAAGGTATTAAAGACAATAGAGAGCTAACAAGTATATGGTTCCCTGGTAGTGTAACATTAAAGGAGTATTTAACACAAATATACTTACCATTTTATTTTAATGCTAAAGGACTACATGAGAAGCACCATGTCATGGTGGATCTAGCAAAGACTATATTAGAAATAGAGTGCGAACAGAGGGAAAACATAAAGGAGATATGGTCTACAAATTGTACCAAACAGACAGTGAACCTTAAAATTTTGATCCATTCCTTGTGCAAGAATTTACTAGCAGACACTTCAAGACACAACCACTTGCGGAACAGAATAGAAAATAGGAACAATTTTAGAAGGTCTATAACAACTATTTCAACATTTACAAGTTCAAAGTCTTGCCTCAAAATAGGGGACTTTAGAAAAGAGAAAGAGCTGCAGTCAGTTAAACAGAAGAAAATCTTAGAGGTGCAGAGTCGCAAAATGAGATTAGCAAACCCAATGTTCGTGACAGATGAACAAGTATGCCTTGAAGTTGGGCACTGCAATTATGAGATGCTGAGGAATGCTATGCCGAATTATACAGATTATATATCAACTAAAGTATTTGATAGGTTATATGAGTTATTAGATAAAGGAGTTTTGACAGACAAGCCTGTTATAGAGCAAATAATGGATATGATGGTCGACCACAAAAAGTTCTATTTCACATTTTTCAATAAAGGCCAGAAAACGTCAAAGGATAGAGAGATATTCGTTGGAGAATATGAAGCTAAAATGTGTATGTACGCAGTTGAGAGAATAGCAAAAGAAAGATGTAAATTAAATCCTGATGAAATGATATCTGAGCCGGGTGATGGCAAGTTGAAGGTGTTGGAGCAAAAATCAGAACAAGAAATTCGATTCTTGGTCGAGACTACAAGGCAAAAGAATCGTGAAATCGATGAGGCAATTGAAGCATTAGCTGCAGAAGGATATGAGAGTAATCTAGAAAAAATTGAAAAGCTTTCACTTGGCAAAGCAAAGGGCCTAAAGATGGAAATAAATGCAGATATGTCTAAATGGAGTGCTCAGGATGTTTTTTATAAATATTTCTGGCTCATAGCCTTAGACCCTATCCTCTACCCACAGGAAAAAGAGAGAATATTATACTTTATGTGCAACTACATGGATAAAGAATTGATACTGCCAGATGAATTATTATTCAATTTGCTGGACCAAAAAGTTGCATACCAGAATGATATAATAGCTACTATGACTAATCAATTAAATTCAAATACAGTTCTGATAAAGAGAAATTGGCTCCAAGGGAATTTCAACTACACCTCAAGTTACGTCCATAGCTGCGCAATGTCTGTGTATAAAGAAATATTAAAAGAGGCCATAACATTACTAGACGGGTCTATATTAGTCAACTCATTAGTCCATTCGGATGATAACCAAACATCGATAACAATAGTTCAGGATAAGATGGAAAATGATAAAATTATAGATTTTGCAATGAAAGAATTTGAGAGAGCCTGTTTGACATTTGGATGCCAAGCAAATATGAAAAAGACATATGTAACAAATTGCATAAAAGAGTTTGTTTCATTATTTAACTTGTACGGCGAACCCTTTTCAATATATGGCAGATTCCTATTAACATCTGTGGGTGATTGTGCCTATATAGGGCCTTATGAAGATTTAGCTAGTCGAATATCATCAGCCCAGACAGCCATAAAGCATGGTTGTCCACCCAGTCTAGCATGGGTGTCCATAGCAATAAGTCATTGGATGACCTCTCTGACATACAACATGCTACCAGGGCAGTCAAATGACCCAATTGATTATTTCCCTGCAGAAAATAGGAAGGATATCCCTATAGAATTGAATGGTGTATTAGATGCTCCATTGTCAATGATTAGTACAGTTGGATTGGAATCTGGGAATTTATACTTCTTGATAAAGTTGTTGAGCAAATATACCCCGGTCATGCAGAAAAGAGAGTCAGTAGTCAACCAAATAGCTGAAGTTAAGAACTGGAAGGTCGAGGATCTAACAGACAATGAAATATTTAGACTTAAAATACTCAGATATTTAGTTCTAGATGCAGAGATGGACCCTAGTGATATTATGGGTGAGACAAGCGACATGAGAGGGAGGTCTATTTTGACACCTAGAAAATTCACAACAGCAGGCAGTTTAAGGAAATTATATTCTTTCAGTAAGTACCAGGATAGACTGTCTTCCCCTGGAGGCATGGTTGAATTGTTCACTTATTTGCTTGAGAAACCTGAGTTGTTAGTGACTAAAGGGGAAGATATGAAAGATTATATGGAATCTGTGATATTCCGATATAATTCCAAAAGGTTCAAAGAAAGTTTGTCAATACAGAACCCAGCACAATTATTTATAGAACAGATATTGTTCTCACATAAGCCCATAATAGACTTTTCTGGTATCAGGGACAAATATATAAACCTACATGATAGTAGAGCTCTAGAGAAGGAACCTGACATATTAGGAAAAGTAACATTTACAGAGGCTTATAGATTATTAATGAGGGACCTGTCTAGCCTAGAACTAACCAATGATGACATTCAAGTAATTTATTCTTACATAATACTTAATGACCCTATGATGATAACTATTGCAAACACACATATATTGTCAATATACGGGAGTCCTCAACGGAGGATGGGCATGTCCTGTTCAACGATGCCAGAATTTAGAAATTTAAAATTAATACATCATTCCCCAGCCTTAGTTTTGAGAGCATATAGTAAAAATAATCCTGACATCCAGGGTGCTGATCCCACGGAAATGGCTAGAGATTTAGTTCATCTGAAAGAGTTTGTTGAGAACACAAATTTAGAAGAAAAAATGAAAGTTAGGATTGCTATAAATGAAGCAGAGAAAGGACAACGGGATATAGTCTTTGAACTAAAAGAGATGACTAGATTTTATCAGGTTTGCTATGAGTATGTCAAATCTACAGAACACAAGATAAAAGTCTTCATTCTCCCGACAAAATCATACACAACAACAGATTTCTGTTCACTCATGCAGGGGAATTTAATAAAAGATAAAGAGTGGTACACAGTTCACTACCTAAAACAGATATTGTCTGGTGGCCATAAAGCCATAATGCAGCATAATGCCACTAGTGAGCAAAATATTGCTTTTGAGTGTTTCAAATTAATTACCCATTTTGCAGACTCATTCATAGATTCATTATCTAGGTCAGCTTTTTTGCAGTTGATAATAGATGAATTCAGTTATAAAGATGTGAAGGTTAGCAAACTTTATGACATAATAAAGAATGGGTATAATCGAACTGACTTCATACCATTGCTTTTTAGAACTGGCGATTTAAGACAAGCTGACTTAGACAAGTATGATGCTATGAAAAGTCATGAGAGGGTTACATGGAATGATTGGCAAACATCTCGTCACTTGGACATGGGCTCAATTAATCTAACAATAACCGGTTACAATAGATCAATAACAATAATCGGAGAAGATAACAAATTGACATATGCAGAATTATGTCTGACTAGGAAAACTCCTGAGAATATAACTATAAGTGGCAGAAAATTGCTAGGTGCAAGGCATGGACTTAAATTTGAAAATATGTCCAAAATCCAAACATACCCAGGCAATTATTATATAACATATAGAAAGAAAGATCGCCACCAGTTTGTATACCAGATACATTCTCATGAATCAATAACAAGGAGGAATGAAGAGCATATGGCTATCAGGACCAGAATATACAATGAAATAACTCCAGTATGTGTAGTTAACGTTGCAGAGGTGGATGGGGACCAACGTATATTGATAAGATCTTTAGACTATCTAAATAATGATATATTTTCTCTTTCAAGGATTAAAGTCGGGCTTGACGAATTTGCAACAATAAAAAAAGCACACTTTAGTAAAATGGTCTCATTTGAAGGACCCCCAATTAAGACAGGGCTCCTCGACCTTACTGAATTGATGAAATCTCAAGATTTGCTTAACCTTAATTATGATAATATAAGGAATAGCAACTTGATATCTTTTTCAAAATTGATTTGCTGTGAGGGGTCAGATAATATAAATGATGGGTTAGAGTTTCTGTCCGATGACCCTATGAACTTTACAGAGGGTGAAGCAATACATTCAACACCGATCTTTAATATATATTACTCAAAAAGAGGAGAAAGACATATGACATACAGGAATGCAATTAAATTACTGATAGAAAGAGAAACTAAGATTTTTGAAGAAGCTTTCACATTCAGTGAGAATGGCTTCATATCGCCAGAGAATCTTGGTTGCTTAGAAGCAGTAGTATCATTAATAAAATTGTTGAAAACTAATGAGTGGTCCACAGTTATAGATAAATGTATTCATATATGTTTAATAAAGAATGGTATGGATCACATGTACCATTCATTTGATGTCCCTAAATGTTTTATGGGGAATCCTATCACTAGAGACATGAATTGGATGATGTTTAGAGAATTCATCAATAGTTTACCAGGGACAGATATACCACCATGGAATGTCATGACAGAGAACTTCAAAAAGAAATGTATTGCTCTGATAAACTCTAAGTTAGAAACACAGAGAGATTTCTCAGAATTCACTAAACTGATGAAAAAGGAAGGTGGGAGGAGTAATATAGAATTTGATTAGTAGTTATGAGTTTACAGAGAACCTACAATTAGGCTATAAATTTGGGAGGGTTTTGGAAATTGGCTAAAATTCAAAAAGAGGGGGATTAACAGCAACTGTATAAATTTGTAGATAGGGGCACACTACT